GAAAAAGCAAACTTTACTATACTATATTTTTTAAATTAATTTATTAAGGAGTTCTAAAATGAAAAAACAAGAAAGCAAAGGAAAAAACAGCAAAAAAGGCGACAAACCAAAGGGATGCAAATAATTCAATAAAATCTAAACCTTAATTTAATCAGAGCCATGGAGGGCGAAGATGTCAATTTTACAAGTTACAAGTAGCGTTACTGGGTTAGCCGGTGTTATTCCTAATCTAGTTTTTATAAATACTAACGACTCTGTTGCAACTGTGACAACAACAGGATATTTAAGTAAAGCTGTTCATGAAAACCTATTAACTGTCTCAAATGGTGATATGGCTTTAGTTAATACCACAAGTGGTGTTGTGTTTTTAGCTGTTACTATTACTGGTAATGCACCAAACCTAATTTACAGCTTAGTAACCCCAGCCAGCTCCGGTGGTTCTTTTGCTGGAAACGTCCAGGCAGGATCGAGCGGTGTAGCTGGTGATTTTATTTCTTTCCCAGCAACAGCAAACAGAGGAAACTTAGTTGTAGCTGCCACCTCAAATGCAGGAAACACAGCAGCCACTATAACGAATGCCTCACAAGCTGGTGTTAGGACTTTTACAATTCCCGATCCAGCCGCTACAACAGCTAATTTTGTGCTAGCTCCTAGTGCTTTAGTAAGTGGAAATGTTGTTAAAGCAACTGGTACGGTTGGTGCAATTCAAGATGCTGGATTTACATTACATGCTGCAACTACTGCTGCATACGCAGGTGGTGGTACAAGCAATGCTTATACAGCAACTAACGTTGGAGCAACCAGTATAGTGACAGCTTCTATTTTAGCCTCTACTAACGCTGTTTCAATTACTAAAGTAGTTCCAGGTGCTGGTACATTAACAGTAAGTTTTAGCACCGATCCTGGTGCTGCAACTACCGTAAGCTGGATCGCAATAACGCCTGCCGTGTAATTATCGATTAACGCCCTTCAAGATGGAGGGCATTTTTATATAAGGAAATATAACTATGACAATGCAATCATTAATTGAACGCGTATCTCAATTAGCTCAGGCTATTGAACAAAGTGCTGCTAATCACAATGCTTTAGTAGGACGTTTAGCAGAAGCTAAATCTATTTTAGATATGTTAAATTCAGTGAAACTTCCTGGTACTGTTGGTACTGTAATTAGTGATGTTGATGCTGCTTTAGGTACTACTGAAAACGTGGTAAACGCTGTAAGCTCGGCTATAGCTACACCTGCTGCTAATTAGGTTTGAGCATACAGATCCCAGAAAAGAAGATCCAAAGTGATTTCTTTGAATGGCTGTGTTTTTACCCCTGCTTACGTCTTGTTACCTTTGCTATCCCTAATGGGGGGAGTAGAAATCGTCTTGAGGCTAAAAGCCTCAAGGCGCAAGGCGTTACGCCTGGAGTACCTGATATATTCATGGCCTTGCCTTATAATGGCTTTCATGGGTTGTTTATAGAATTAAAATCTAAAACAGGCCGCCTTTCCGAACATCAAAAAATATGGCTTAATAATTTAAATGACAGAGCCTACAGAGCTGTCGTATGCTATTCTTTAGATGAGGCAATGGATGCAGTTACAGAGTACTTGGGAGGGAACCTAAATAATGTTTAATAACTTACAGTTTAGACAACTAATAATCCAACCAGTATTGCGCGCTATTTATCTTTATAGCCAAGAAGCCGAAGACTTACTTGTAGGAACTTGCGCTCAAGAATCCAGAGGCGGTACATATTTATTTCAAGAAGGTACCAATCCTGATTTATATGCATCATTACAAAAAAACATTTTGGCTGTCGGGGTTTATCAAATGCAATCAGCCACTCATGATGACATTTGGAAACATCTAAATTTATCTAATCATTATTTACTAGATAAGATAATAAGTTTTTGTAATGTTCCTAATAACCCAACGGCTAATATTATGCTATACAATCTTTATTATGCAACAGCTATGGCAAGATTATACTACCATAGGGTGTCTGAACCTATCCCTAAGACCTTAGAACTTCAAGCAGAATACTATAAAAAATATTATAATACAGCTGGCGGTAAAGCTACTGTTGATGAATATATTACTAACTACAATAACTTTGTTGGGGTTAAAAAATGAGCGATCCTTGCGTTAATGGTCTTGTTGATAAAGTTATTGCTATGGGGGCAAACACCAAGGTAATTTGCTTCGTGATTATCATTCTTTCTGTTATTTTCTCTGGTGTTTGTTATTGGTATACGGGTAAAATTAATAATCCTGGTACTGAATTTGCAGAAGAAGTCATAGAAGAAATTGTTAAGAAAGAAACAGGCATAGATATTGATAAATTATTACCACCTAGTAAACATTCTATGGATGATTAATATATGTTCCACGAGGAACATTAAACGGATTTAGTGGATTTATGGATGAAAATAAACATGTTATTAAAAACTGATGAATTTATTGAAGCTGGTTTCCCTGAACACCAAGCTAAAATGTTAGCTCGTAATTTAGCAATTGCTGGCGAAACGGACTTACGTCTTATCGCAACTAAAGAGCATATTCAAAACCTTGAGTTTGCCATAACCTCTGGATTCAAGCGCTTAAAAAATGTGGTATATTTGTTTGGAACAATACTCACATTACTACACGGATATTTCGTGTTAAAGGTTCTCGTCTACTAACGCTTGATTATCATGCCATTTACTCCATTTGGCCTGTAAGCTTACCCAAAAATCAGGTTCCATATCTAAAACCTCTGCTAATTCCATGGCAGAATCAACCGTAAGGTTTATTTCTCCATCCATAAGCTTTTCCAATTTTGAATAAGGCCAACCTAAATCTTTGGCTAATCTGTGTGGCATAAGGCCGTTAGGCTCTATAAATTCCCTAAGTAATATTTCTCCAGGGTGCGGCGGTTCTTTTTCCATGAGCATTTTTCTCCTATGTTATTAACTTTCTATAGCATATGGGGCAGCAGTATCAACTTACCAAAAACTGTTCCCTAAATTGTCACTATTCGTGCAGATACACCAACTCACCCTAACGCTTTATTAGCCATTCTTTTAGTTGGCCGCTAGGGTAGCCGCAGTTAGGGTAAGAAGGCGGCTACAAAGCGATAAAAGTGGCCTTGGTTAGGGTTTGTTTTGCTTGGTTGCCCATGCGGTTTCATTAAAACATGCTTTTAACCTAGATTTTAGTGGGCCACAATATTTTGTTCCAAACTCAATAGCTTTTATTTCTTCCGCTGATAATCCATTTTCCCATATCTTAAATTCTGCGTCATAAATTTCTTGAGCGAGTTTTGCTAAGCGTTCCGCTTCTGCTTTTTTTCGTGACGCAAGTTCTTGTTGTGCTATTTCTTGTGGTGATTTGTAATTATTTTCAACCCACGCTTGGCCTTTTCGTAAAACTCCCATTATCACGTTTATCGGATTTGTATATTGTTTTGCATTTGGATTATTCAAAAGCCCAAATGCAAAATGCTTGATTGATTCCTCGACTACATCGGGGAGGTTAAGATTAAAAATCTGTCTAAGATGTTTTTCTGAAAAGCCAATATCTTGTAAGGGATCTAAATTTATGTTCCTCCATTCCTCGGGAAGCTCGTTTCCGTTAGTAGTAGTATTTTTATTATTAATATAACTACTACTACTAACGGGGGTTGACTCCACTTTGGACTCCACTTTGACTCCACTTTGACTCCACTTTGACTCCACTTTGACTCCAGTTTCAAGGTGGAGCATCTCATGAAACAACAAATCAGGGATAGTATATTTTGACCATCCACCCTTACCATTTTTATAAGCAACTCTGGATATACAGTGTTTTCTTTCTAACCGCCGTATTGCTGCTTTTATGCTGGATTTTTTGCAATTTATGGCATCTTTAATATGTTCCACCGTTAATGGATTGGTAACCTTAGATCTAGCTTTTTGGCATTCTGAATAAATCAAAAAAATGATAGCTCTTTGAAGCCCAACTAACGAGGAGTAATTTGGCTGTTTTGACTCCACTTTGACTCCACTTTGACTCCACTTTGACTCCAGTTGTGACTCCAGTTTGACTCCAGTTTCTGATTTTGAAAGTAATCTGGACTCCACTTTGACTCCACTTTGACTCCAGTTTGACTCCAGTTTGACTCCACTTTGACTCCAGTTTGACTCCAGTTTGACTCCACTTTGACTCCAGTTTGAATCACGTTTGTGTACGATCTGTGTACGATCTGTGCCTGTACTAGGTTTGTACTCCGTTTGTACTAGGTTTGTTTTAAGTTGAATTTCATCCATTTTTATGTCATTGTCATGATTCATAAAGTTATCTTCCTTGAAATGTAAATTTTGATGGGAGTTTTTTTCCTCAACGGCCGCCGTAACCAAAACTTCCATGATCGGCGGCTGAGAGGTTTCTAACTTCTCAGCTTCTTCAGGAGAAAAGTTATCACCTTGATACCATGGTTTATATTCGGCCGGTAAGCCAGTAATAACAGAGTTACATTGTGGCTTGTTTTTTTTCTTCGCGTTTAATTCTTTAGCTTTTTTTAAGATTTTATCTATATCGACAGACATTATTTATTTCACTTTTTTTAAAATATTAAACTCATTTAATAATGTAACAAGAACATCAAAAAGCTCTGATTTTCTGGTTGCGTCTCCTATATGTTTTTTATCGGTAGTTGTTTCTCTTATTTTTGCACAGTCTTTAATTACATTTTTAGATAACAAGTTAGGATATGCTTTGCTTATTTTGGCAAACATTTCTATGTTGTTAGTTTGATTCTGAAAGAATTTATTTATGAGTATGCTTGTTTTTGGTTCTGAATTGGTTTTATAGGATTCACGGATAGTTTTTACGTCTTCTAAAAACATTTCTATGCCCATTATAGAAAACTCATCGGCACAAGCAGGGATCAATAAATTATCAGTGCTTTGTAAACACAAACAAAATACTGAGTTTAGAGTGGTTAAACTGGGTGGAGTATCTACGACAATAACATCATATTTAGATCGTAAATATGAAAGGCATAATGAATTAAACCACGTTAAATAATGTTTTGGTGTTTCGTGGGATAGCGTTTTTTGAATTAAACCATTTTTCAACGAAGATGGTATAATATCTAAAGTAGGACTTAATTTAATTATTATATCTTCTATTTTAAGTTTTTTATCTACCAAGTCCGCAAATACCGGAGGATTTGCTTTTATGCCATCAAATTGTCTGGTTAAATTTGCTTGAATATCTAAATCAATAGCACAAGTTTTTAAACCTAGTGTGGATAGCATCTCTATTGTTAAATATGCTAACGTAGTTTTTCCCACCCCACCTTTTAAATTTCCTATATAAATTACTTTCCCGCTTAAAGGATTAAATCGATCGTGTATTATTTTTTTTATTTGTTCGGGCGTTAATAAAATCTTGTATTGTCCCCCCCTTGACAGTTTTTGAGTCTTTGTTCTTCTAGCTTTTGCTCTTTCATGCAAACATGCCCCATGCATCCCAACTAATTTACTAATTTGTGATAAACACAATGTACCGTTACTCATTTTTACTCCAACTTATATGTTTTTAAAATTTATATGATTATAATAAGCATTAACGTAAGATAAAAGTAATTAAAAGTAAATACACTCTTGTAAATAAACTTATCCACAAAATCTTTTAATAACCCTGTGGATAAGATAACTGTTTGCTGAAATTTCCGAGGTTTCCTTAACTGTTCAAAATTTGAACATCTTACGGTAGATTGCTAACTTGTCAGCATATTTAAGCTATACTTTCTTGAAAATATAAAAAAAGAGGAGAGCTGTACGATGTATACTGGAGAACCTAGATCTAGCGGTAGCAGTGCGGATGCTAATAGCGTTATGGATATTATTATTAACCCAGTGTATCAAGAATGGTTAGAAATACGAGATCGCTGTTACAACCCAAATAATCCGTCATATAAAGATTTTGGAGCAATTGGCGCAAAAGTTTGTGATGATTGGATGTATTCTTATTCTAATTTTATTAGAGATATGGGCGCACCCCCTCACCCGTATCGCATATTTTTTATAGAGAGGATTGATAGTACAGAGCCTTATTACAAAGCAAATTGTAGGTGGACTGCACGTCCTGCGGCTAACCGTAGATTACACTTTAAAATTCATCCTTCGGGAACTTTTGATTTGTTACAACCAACTACCAGCCCTCAAGCACCAACTACAAGGTACCCAACCGAGGGTACGTTTGCATCTCCAACAACCCCAGCAACATCAACGGTAGAGTTACCGCCAGTAACTGTTCATAAAGCTACGCCGAGGCCGCCTAAAAACAAATGCTTAATACTTTAAGGTAATATGGCAAATTATTTATTAAACGCACAACTTATAAATCTACTGTTGTTTCCTTTTGTTTTCTTAAAGGAAGAAATAGAGGCAATATTAAAATGTAAACATGTAACTAGAAGCATGTTTAGGGTTATCCTTACGTCTATTGGTTGCATAGCTGGCGGTGTAATGTTTTATCAAAGCGCCGCATTTGCCCAGTTTTTAAGCGGTATAGTAACAGCATTAGGCATACCAAGTAATTTTCAGTCATTAGCTACATTATACGCAGCTGTAACATCAGGAGGTGGCATAACAGGATTTTGTGCCAGAATGGCAACTAAAGCTTTTTGTTATTTTAAATACGGCGATCCTGATTTTTACTTAACTAAACAAAGAGAAAGAGAGTTAGAGGAAGCATTTAGGCATCAAGGCTATAACATAACAGGCGATACCATTAGAAAAGTAATAGAGTTTTGTATTAGAAATTTTCGTAAACCTCCATTAAAAGATTTTGGATCGCACCCACACGATTGGAAGCGGATGTTGGATGCTTTAATTTACGAAGGAGATTTAGAAGTATTTTTAGAACAACAGGAATTTCTACAAAAGAAACTACAAAAAACTATCCAAAGATGCAATGCTTTAACAAAATACGGATCTACTGTTGATCTAGAAAAATCTTTATTATGGTCGTTTAAAAATCAAACCAAATTTAACTGTGAAGACACACCGTTATTACCTCGTCAACATACCGAAACTATCCCAATGTCTCTTAGCGCTAACTCTTTAACATCATTGCCACGTGAAGTTAAAGATAAGATGTTAGTTATGAAAGTCTTAGCTAAATTTAAACAACATCATAAACACCACGAACACCCAGAATTATTGTATCATTGTTCAGCACATCTTAGACGGCAAGAGCAAAATTTAACTGACGTGGTTTTTCCTTTAACTCTTAGCCCCTCATCTACAGAAACTACTACTACCCCTTCTTCCGGACAATCGGTGACAATCTATGATGCAGATGCGGTAGTCTATTCTTATAGTAACCCATCAGTGTTAAGAGCTAGGCCATCATCTTAATAATTGTTTTTATCAGCATTAAGTTATAGTTTTTGCCCAAGCTTCTAATTCACACCTTAAATAAAGTGGGCGTTTGTTTAGCGGATTTTTTGACTTTGGGAAATTTGAAAGTTTTCTAAAATAATAAAATTGTGTTCTACCAACACCAAGAAATTTTGCTGCTTGTTTAGGGTATAAAAACATAGATGTATTATCCATAATAATCCTTATAAAAAATTAACAAACTTTTTAATTGTTCATATTTGAACAAGAATTATTATAATTAGCTGATGGTTAAATCACATCCGTTATGGGTATTGAATATTTAGAGTCATAACGGATACAACCATCAAGAGCAGCAAGTACTATAGTTAATTTTAAAACGCAGTCTAATGTGTTAATGTACATTTAATTTCCTTAACCACTAGCGGCATTAGAATGCGCTAGTGGTATCTTTTGGTTGTTTATATTTAAAGCATCTTAATAATTGACGGCTTTAAGAGTACAGAGTTTAATATAAAAACGCCCTAGGCGGAGTTAAGTTCCTAGGGCAAAATTATTTTGCATGGATAAAGGGAAAGTATCAGACGATTAGCCACTAAAGTCAAACCAAACGTCAGTTATTTACAGGGAGTAAATTACATGTGTTTTATGTTAATGCTGGCTGCATTTCGCGACCAGGCCAAGGATTCTAATGGGAAGTATCGACTAACAGGAATTGAGACCGCTGTTTACGCCAGGATGGCCTTATATGCCAGCGAGGACGGAACTAATATTTATCCTGGCCTTAACACTCTAGTTGCTGAACTTAAGTTTTCTAAGAGTGCTATTCAACGAACTATAAAAGCTTTATTAGATAAAAAACGGATAGTTTTAATAAAGCAGGGCAACAGTCAAACGCATAAAGCTAACGAATATAAAATTAACCTGTCGTTACTTCCAAGGCACGTAGCTATTCAAATGCCTACTTATACTGACGCTGTGGATAACTATGTGGATAACATGCCAATTTCTATGTATAACCCTGTGGATAATTCTTTACCTATAGTCCCAGAGAACATAGGAGCTGTACCCAGAGAGACCAGGGGGGCTGTAGTCACAGCGCCCACCCATAATCATATATCACAATCATTAAATAAAAATCATATGATTAAAGAGCAACAAATTGATATAAAAAATGATTTGTTGATGATGAAGGTAAATAAGAAATCGGTAGATAGGTGGGTTAACGAGTTTGGGTTTACTGCACTAACTGAAATAATTGTAGCTATGAGAGAACACGAAAAGAAAAAAGGGATCCAAATAAAAAACAAGGGGGCTTATCTTAGGAAAATCTTAGAACAACAAAAAAGCAGACATTAATAGCCATAAAAAATTTAGCCCATACGGAAACCCAGGGAGGACCGTAAGGGCTAAATATCAGCCATGATTAATTAACAATTTAGGATATTCTCATTAAGCTAACCTAAAGAAGTTCTATAAGCTCCTTTAGGTCAGGAGTAATCTGTTAGCGGTCTTTCAAATCACTAACAGATCTAAGAATAAAAAAATGCAGTATAATGGTAATATTTTAATTTGCCTCTTGCAAGTCATTTGTGCTGATTTCTTCAAACACTGTGTTAATAGGCAAACTATTAATCTTTTGTTGCTTATCAATTTTTTTATCAAGCTGCCTTATAACATCAGCGAAATCTTTTGCTAGCATATGATCTAAACTGTTAATTTTTAGATAATTACATAACGCTATTTCTTCGCTATCCGACAATATTATTTTGCTTTTAACAATATCTAATTGTTCAGCAGTAACGGTAGCGCCGACATCAACTAGATCTACAACACTAACAACATCTTTCGGCTCTTTACCTTCCATTTCTTCAAAGGTTGGATGCACACCAAGAACATCTGAAAAAGCTTTCCTAAGTGCTTGAGCCTCTGTACATTTAGCTATTTGTCCAAAAGGTCTTTTTGCCCACATAGCATTAGGGGTTTCATCAACTTGTGATGTTCCTTTTATTTTACCCTTGTTTGCGTAGTTTTCTTTCCAATACTCTTTGGCAGAAAAGAAAGAGCTTTTACCGCTAGTAGGATTATATTTTTCTACAGTCATCTTACACCATTCAGGATAAGATATTTCTATAGTTCCCAACCTTTCTGTTATCGTTGGACCGTATTCAGGTTCGCTAATTCCCAAATATAGCCCAGTTCTATCAGCGTCAATACGATATGATGCAATACCAGGCATTAAAACATCCCTATATTCATAACTACCAGTTTGACTGTTTTTTACACTCATAGGCACAATATGAACAGGTTTTGCTATTGGATCATACTTTTTAGCTTTACAATATGCTAAAACCATTCCTATAGATTCATCTTTAGCGCCAGGATAAATCGAATTTTTAAGGGTATAATAGATATTGCTATCAGTATCCGCTAAAAGTTCTGTTAACGTTTGTTTTGGTTTAATTGGCTTTACATTTGAGCTAAGCATTTTAATCCCCCTGCTTGATTATCTAATTCTTTCATTTTTGCCCAATTAGGTAATGATATTAATTGGAATTTTTCTTCATACCCTGGCCATTCTTTATATCTTACACATTCAGTATATAAAGCTGCACCATCTAGATATTCTAGTCTGCCTTGCGCTAACGAGCCTTCGTCTAAAGTAAAGCAGGCTGTTAAATAAGGCGGTTTTTTCTCAACTACGAAAAAGGCAAAGAATCTTTTTTTACCATCTAATTGTTTTAATGCGTCTATCTGCATAGCAGCTTGTCTATGATAGCCATACTGATAAATAGAATTTGAAAACGCTTTAATTGAATCAGTGGTTTTAAGATCAATTATTAATTTATCATTAAAAATATCTGGCCTTGATCTAAGTGGTGTATCAAATGTGCCACCTTCCCAAAATATAGATTGCTCAACTTTACCGTCTTTTAGCTCGTTCCAAACAGGATGTGCAGCTATAACGTTAGCCATGTCTTTAATATCTTCCCATTCGCCAGTTCTTAAAATATCTCGTCCATTAGCTGTAATCTCAGCTTGAGCGTAAATCTCTTTACCAATCTTTGTAGATAAATTCACTGATTCTGTCATACAATAAAAGGTATTATCGAATTTTTTTGGCTCTAATACAAGTGTATGAACAGCACGTCCGAGCTTATATTTTTCTGCTTGTTTCTTTAATTCTTTCTCGTCTAACTCTGTACGTTTTACGTGATATTCGTAGTAATACCGTTTAGGACAATCTAGTATCAAATTGATACCAGTTGAGCTAATGCTATTATCTGCGTGGTATTCGTTAATGTCTAAATTGTCGTATATACCGTTTATCATATTATTTCCTCCTGGTTCAATTCTAATTGATTAAATAAATCTTCTATTGCCTCGAATTCGGTATCACCTTTTCCAAGGCAATCGCCACCCGAATAATTGTCTAGGTTGGCTATCCAGTTAAAAAACGGACGCTCTTGGACATATTCTGTATTGATAGTATAAGTTCTCATTATTTGCCTCTTCTTGTAATTTTTATGTTTTTGTGTAATAATAACTACATTGTAATACAAAACGACACAATGTCAAGAGGTAGTTTATAAAAATGTTGGATAAAACAGAAAAAGAGTTATTAGGAACTCCTTTAAGTGTGAGATTGACATCCATAACGCGTAATAAATTAAGCGTACTTGCACGTAAAAGGGGCATGTCGCCATCTAGCTTGGCTAGATTTTGGCTGGAAGAAAGAATTAAAAAAGAAGATAATAATAAAAAGGGGGATTGAATATGGCAAACATAGATACATTACAAATGTACAAAGAATACTTAGAAGGTGGTTATACTGAGGCTCAGGCAATGACAGCGGTAAAGTCCTTAGGAGTTTATCATTCTGATTTAGTAACCAAAGAAGATTTATTATTAACCAAAAATGAGTTTACTAATGGATTACAAATGCTAGAAAAAGACTTAAAAATTTTCTTCGTGTATTCCTTAGGAAGCACATTATTAGTAGGATTTATATTACCTATTATTGTGGCCATCGTTTTAAAGTACTTTAGGATAATATAAAAAAGGGGGATTGAATATGGCAACATCAAACGCATTAGTTTATTACCATGAATTAGTTAAAGCAGGAATACCAGACGAACAAGCATTTAATCAAGCAATGGCATTTGATAATGCTATTAGTCATTTGGCAACTAAAGAATATTTACAACATCTGGAAACTAGAACTGACTCTAAATTTGATTTAGTTAGAAAAGATATTGCCAATCTGGAAACTAGAACTGACTCTAAATTTGATTTAGTTAGAAAAGATATTGCCAATCTGGAAACTAGAACTGACTCTAAATTTGATTTAGCAAGACAAGATATTGCCAATCTGGAAACTAGAACTGACTCTAAATTTGATTTAGCAAGACAAGACTTAAAAACAGAAATTGGTTTACTTAGAAGCGAGATGAGCATTAACCACCGTTGGATTATGGCATTTTTAATAGCTGGTTTAGGCGGAATAATTGGCATGCTTTGTAAATGATTAATAAACTATAATATAACAAGGAGGTTCATATTATGAAGCGCAGATGTACAGCCTGTAACGGCAATAAAAAGATTATGAAACTAGGGATGATAATGGGTGAATGCGGCATCTGTAAAGGCACAGGCTTAGAAAAAACCCCAGACGAGCCATGGAGTGGCGATAGCATTACTTTAAATGATGGGGAAGTTAAACCAACAATAGACAAGGATGTCACCAATGACGCAAAAAGAGAAGAATCGCGAGAAGTTAAAAAAACAGATAGCAAAACTACCCCCAATCAAGTTAAGCGTAAAAAGTAAACACACTAGTGGCAGACCAACAAATTATACGGAAGCATTAGCAAATAAAATTTGCCACAAGGTATCCACTTGCACAGATGGTATGCGCAGAATGTGTGATTCAAATCCAGACTTTCCTTGTTGCCAAACCCTTATGGAATGGCGCTTTAATTACCCAGAATTTGCTGCACGCTACGCACAGGCTAAACTTATTCAGGCCGATCTATTCGCAGAACAAATTATAGATATTTGTGATGAACCAAAAATTACTAGTGAAGAAATACAACACGCAAGACTACGAGTTGACACTCGTAAATGGTTAACATCAAAACTAATACCAAAAATTTATGGCGACAGAGTTCATAGTGAATCAACAGTTAATATTAAACATGAGGATGCGCTGGAGCTTTTGAAATGAGGCCATTACCAGATCTGCAAGGACCGAATTGGCCGCCTATTATAAACAACAAAGAATTTGATGCGCTAACTCCAGGAGACTTTTATGCATTAGCTGTAATGTTCTACGAGTTTATGACACCAAGCACCATTGATGTAACGCCAATTACTTTGGCAGAATTTAAACAAAAGTTAGAAGGAGTGTTAAGAGAATGAGTGAATTAAATGCAAGTGATTTGGTAAGTGAAATAGTACAAAACCTCTATGAGATAGAGGAAACGCTAGAAAATATAAGCCCACTTACAGGATGTGGGTATATAGCGGAGTGTTTTAATAAATTAGCAAAAAAGATAGAGCAAGCAAAACGATTGGCCTTTAGTTTGGCGAGCTTTTTTACTTTAGAAGAGAATATTAAAAGATTACAATTAATACGTAAAAAACACGAATCCCATCAAAAGCAAGCACCAATAACAAGGATAAAAGATGAACTATAGTGTGCGCTCGCATAGCTTTGAGCGATTATTAGAGCTAATTAACGGTAACTTTGAAGGGCGTGTACTTATAACCGTAACAGAATTGCCAGATTATATTAAACAATTA